AATAAATCTGCTGTTCCAAAAAGACTCAATCCACCTTCTCCAGTACTTGCTGCCCACATCTCCCCGCCTGTATCAACATTTTCAGAAAACTTATCAAATTTATCAGAGAAATCCGGACTTATAATATTTGTATTATCATAATCATTTGCCACACTTCCAATCATAACAACAAACATAGCCAATACTCCAGAGAACACAAGCATAGCTATTATGAAGTCCCTTGCTACCCATCCTTTTTTATTAATTTTATTTATCATGTTTTAATAGTATGATTGTTATTATACTAATTCCTATCATCCCAAATATAAAGACTGGTGATACTGAAATGAATCCTATTATGTTTACGAATATTACTGCTGCATTTATAGAGATTATTCCAGCAGCAGGATTCCACATCATTGCAAACCAGCAGTTAAAATAATCATCATACCTAAAATAATCCATCATTACCAAATACTTCTCTTGCATTAGTCATAATAAACTCTATTATGTTTTTGTGACTCTCCATTAATATAAGCAATAGCAGTAAATGTTCCATCGTAATCACTCAAGTCACAAGTTAAAGTAGCTGATGCTTCTGTAGAAGTTACATTACAAATTACTGTAGTTGTTGAGTTAGTTAAGCTATTCTGAAATACTAATAATTGAGCAGAAGTAACATACCCAGTTATGTTCTCAATATATTCAAACGTAACAATATTAGTATCTTTATTGAAAGTTAAGTTAGTTGAAACATTTGGGTTATCTTCAAAAGAAGTCCAAGGATAACCCAACGCCTGTCCAATAGTAAATGTTAAAGTATATGGCACACTCTTCCCAACTACTTTTTGTTGTGTAGTTTCTAATAAAGTTACCCCATTTTAATAATAATATGTTTATAATCAGTAGTTTCCGTTTCATAAAATCCTAACGTTTCTCCATTAGAATCTGTTCTTGCTATTTGGACAGTTCTATATGTTCCATCCGATGGATAATACTTTTGTATATAAACTAGGGCTTCTGCAACTGGAGATAATTTTTGGTCTTGAACCTTAATTATAAAAGATGTTGAATCTTCTGCCTCTAATAAGAATAAATTTATTTCTTCTGACACATTTGTTAATGATTTATTCTGGAAAAAATAGTTTCTTGGTATGAAGGTTATGTTTTCATTATCAAACTTATATTCTATATGTGCATCAGAGTATTGTGTTTTATTTGTAGGAGTAATACATAATTTTAAATCAGCCGTTGATGCTTTGTTAAAACTAGAAGTTCTATAAACTTCTCCACTTCCTAACCAAGTATCAAAAGTTCCAGCGATATAAAATGGATTTATTCTTGTTAGATTGGTTTCATAATATGCTGTGAAGTTTACTGTCGGTGTAGTATATACTCCACCACATTCTTCTAAATGTATTCTTGTTATGTTTTGTTGAAATGATTCGTCTTCTGTATCAAATGAATAAGAGTTAGTTCCATCATATACAGTTATATTCCAGTAGACAGTTCTATTTACACTTTCTCCAGAAGTTATTAATGGAATGTCTATATTAGAATAAATATTACAAAGCCCAGCGGAGCAAGATGTTATTGCATCATACAATGTTCCATTATAATTAAGTTTAGAACTTACACTTAATACTTCTGGAAGTGTATTTATATTAAGATTAAATCTTTGGGTATCTGTTTCATAGATATAACTATTATAACTTTGACTTACTATTTCAAATGGTCTCCATTCAAAAGTATTATTATTCTCTGAAAATCTACAATTATTATAAGTTACATTTCCATAACAACCATAAACATTCCATTTGTAATCACCAATAGTAAAATCATTAATTAATAGTGTATTGTTAAAAGTAACTCCATCTACAATATCAACAGTTGTTTGATTAAATATCCCAGAAGAGTTCCAAATATAGTATGTTATATTTTTCCATTCATACTCAAATGAAGTTATATTATTACCCGATGTTATAAAATTTATACTTTGATTTGATAATATACTTTGATTAATTGGTGATTCTAATGTTATATCTGTAGATACTTGACTGAGGTAAGTCAATCCATCTCCACCATTATATAACTCGTTTATTTCTGTTGAATTTAATGTTCTACTCCATATTCCCACTTCATCGATATCTCCATCCCAAAAAAAGCAGAACCATCTCTTGAGCCTATCGTAACAGGCAAATTATTCAGAATTGTAGAAGGTGTTCCAGTGGAGTGAGTTGTTACTCCCTGTAGACTTCCATCAACATAAATATTTAATCCAGATAATAACCCATTTCCATTATACGTTCCTATTACGTGGTGCCAGTCTCCATCGTTAAAAGTTGATGTTGTTAATTTTCTTATAACATAAGCACCACTAGGCGCTCCATTATTATCCAAATTCCATTCTATTTTTCCAGCTGTTGCACCAAAACCTAAATACCATCCTTCATAATTTCCAGAGTTTGCTTGTTTTGATACCATCCATTTATACATAGAGTTAGAAGTTGATTTAAACCAGGCTTGGACACTAAATGGTTCAGTATAATCAAAATCAAAATTACTTTCATTAGCCAAAGTAACATCCTCACTACTTCCATCAAAATCAAAAGCACTATTAATCTTACCACTAGCATCATAAAGGTTGGCTGTATTCGTTGAGGCTGTTCCTGTATTACTTCCCTCGCTGTCTGCTACGGTTGTACTCGCTGCGTTCTCGTCTAACTTATAATAAGAAACTAAATCTGTTGTTAAAGCCATTTAAGCTAACGTAATAATACCGGCTGCGTCCCACTGAATAGTAAAGGTTGCGGCCGCTACCGTTTGCGCTCCTCCAAAGTCGATAGAACATATTAAAGAAATTGGCTGCTGTAGAATCCCATAGGACTGCGTGATATACTGTGAATGTACCATTAGCCCATGCAATATCTGTACCATCCCACTTAGTTGTTGCCGCCTCTGTTACTGCCTTACCTGCCAAAGCGGAGCCTCCCTGTGTATAGTTGCCGGCCGTAGCCAGTTCGTTTGTAGTTGTATAGGTTGTGTCCGTCGCTGTGAATGAATGTGAATTGTCGTATAATGAAACGTAAATTGTATCTCCTTCTAGGTCTACCTCTTTATTCATGAGGTTTGCTTTCCATCTGTTGTATATTCCACTTGCCATTATTCTTTATATTCTCCTTGTAATTGTTTTATTAATGATAAAGAAGGTACGTGCATAATCAAATCTCCGTTACTTTTTCTTTCGGGGATTGCTTTTACTATCAGCTGTCCCTTTATCATCTCCGCCTTGAACTTCCTTTGGTTCGGCTTTAGGTTTGTCATCTTTAAACATGGGGTACTTTCTTAATAAATCTTCCGCCGCCTTGTCATAACCAATCTCTACGTAATGGTCGTACAATCTCCTAGAATTTTCTTTTGTCATTATGCTGATGTGCTCCCGTTTAGTATACCCTGGTCTTGTAGTTCTTTAATAACTGTTGCCAGTGTAGCTGCAATATTTGCCGCTGTTGATTCAGTACCAGATAAAGTTAAGTCTTCAGTCCAATTAGTAACAGTAAATTTAGAAGTAGGAGAGTCGATAACATTTCTTCCCATTATGTATTTGTATCAGTAATAAGATACGCTGCCTTAGGGTCTGTCAATATAGCAACACCATTCTCCCATACTGCTATTTTAGTTCCTTTACCCATGATGTTCTCTGTCTCGGAGTGTAGTCCTTCAAAAGATTTCCATGTTACCGCAGTCTTAGGAAGTCCCATCCATACAGAATCAGCTACAACATTATTAGAAACAACCAATTTACAACCTACAAGAGTACCTACTACACCAGTCTGTACTGTAGAACTTGCGAAGGCAGGAATAGAAGAACCTTTAACAGTAATCACATAATTCAATAAATCTTTATAATTTTTCGGATCCATAGCAACAATACAACCAGACGTATCATAATCATTCTCTGCGATTGCCTGTAGTCCTGCCATAATATCTAGTATAGGATTACCGTTTGTCAAATCATCCCAACCTGTACCAGTAGCCGCTGCAGTTCCAATAGTAGCAGGAGTTTGGTCTTCACTCATTACATTATAAATAACAGAGTCTACTTTCTTAACCACTGCCCTAGTTAATCGTAGAATAGTACGTGCCAATACGTCGATGTCTGCTGACTTAATATCTTCCCTAGAGATAGTACCTTCAATAGCATACTTCTTTGGGTAGGCTGTGTTTCTAGTCCAGTCTACTTCTGCCTGTTCAAATTGAGACAAAGGAGAAGTCTCTAAAAAAGATGGAGATGTTAAAGTTAAGTCTGCTGCTGTCTCTTGATACCATCTAACAGAATCTCCAGAAGTAGTAGAATTGTTTACCATTCCCTTAAAAATATAATTTGTCAAGGCAAAACCTTTAATCATCTTATCGATGTCCAGTCCTCTTATTGTGTTAGTTTCTACAGTTACCATTTTATACGTATGCCGTGTTATTACATCCAGGTCTTAGTAAACCTTGGAAAACCTCATTAGCTGATGCTGTTTCTAGTGCTAGTCCAACAGTCTTCATTCCTACATCAGTTGCTACTGCTGCCTTTACTTCGTTTGCTGCGCCTGCTGCAAAGGCCGTACCTACGTCAATACCTGCCCCTGTTGCTGTAAAGTCAAAAATACCATCCATAAATACTGCTACCTGTGTTCGTCCATCTGAGGCAATTTTATCTCTAGCGCATACACCACAAACATTATCATTAGCACCTGCAATAACAGCCAACCTAGCATCATCTAATTTCAATAAAGTACCTTTAGGAATTGCTGTACCATCTGCACATGTAAAATCTACTGGGTCGGAAAACCGAACTCTCATAACTGCTTCATCTGCCATGTATTCGCTTAACCGAATAACTATTTAAATGTTCCGTTTAATCCGATAATTCGTCAATCTTAGAAAGTGCGAGGATTTGTATCTCTTTTTGTAGTTTTATTGAATCTTCTAATTGTTTTATAGACGCTGTGGCATTCTCATCAATGTTTACCCACCATCTTTGATCGTCATTATAAATTACTAGATCCATTTCTTCTTCTGGAGTTTTATTGTTTTTCATCTTTAATCTCCCCATTGAATAAATTAATATCTAGTGTTCTTGGGTTCAAAGTATAACCATAATCCATTCCATCCTTAATAAGAATTTTTAAAACTCTAACTATTTCATCATTGTTTGTCATCGCCAATCTCTCCTTCCATTACTTTGTTCGCGTAATCAACATCAGAAATTTCTTCGGGTTCTTTTGCCTCAACATGACCGCCAGAAGTACCGCCTAACATGTCTTCCGCTTTGTTCTTCTCGTGCCTGTCGTTCTCCGTTTTGAGTTCTTCTTTGGCTTTGACGATTTCATCCCTGATCGCTTTGGCCTCATCAACAATAGAAAGAGGTTTATTATCCTCTTCTCCCTTTTGTTCAGTTTTATTATTATCTTCATTTGTCATGTGTTTAAGTGTGTATCACACTATTTAAAGTTTTCGTAACACCTCTTTTATCACTGCTGTATTATTATTAATAACTTTCTCTGTCCTCAACATAAACCATAAACAGACGAATATAGGAAATCCCAAAGTACCTATTAAATCAATCGCCGTTTCCATTATATTAACCACCATAGAAGAAAACTAATAATAATTACTACCCATATATTTTTATCTATATTAATATCCATTATGATAAACTTCCTGTTATTCTTAATCTCATAGCTTCAATATCTTTTGAGGTTGCCCTTATTTTCGTAGGGTCTGGATTTGCTAGAGCGTCGGCGAACTCAAACTCTAACTGTTGCGCCTCTCCTGCATAATAAACCTCAAACTCTTTCAATTGATTTATACCATTCTCTCCTAAAAAACTTGAAACACTACTGTCTGTTAATTCTTTTAGGTTGTCGTAGTCGTCCAGTATAAGCTGTTTCTGTATG